TGTTAGAAACATTGGTTCATTCATTGGTAGCAATACAGGATGATTTTTATTTGACAACACATTCTATGCCTTCTGGTAGTTTTTTGACAGCGATTTTTAACAGTATTGTTAATAAATTTTATACTGCTATGTGGTTTTGTAGAGAGTGTAAGAAAAATGGAGTAACACCCACTGTTAAGACCTTTTGGGATATTGTCATCGATTATGTTTATGGTGATGATAAAGTTAATGGAGTAAATAAGTACCCCGAGTTTTTGAATGCGATTACATTAAAAAACTTTTTCCAAAGTGTGGGGATGAATTTAACAACAGCTAGCAAAGGTATAATAGTGGAGCCGTTTGAACATATGGATGATATTTCATTTTTAAAGAGGACATTTAGATATCACAATATTTTGAATAAGGTTGTTTGTCCCTTAGAATTGAGAACATTATATTCAGGGTTATCTTTTGTTGATGCGTCCAAGGATTTAGACGTGGTTATGGATGGTAAAGTTGGTTGCTTCCAAAGAGAAATTTATTTGCATCCTGACAGAGAGATGTTGTTGGACGATTTTAAAAATAGGTTGAGAAATTTTCCCTGTTTTAAGTGTAAAATTTATTCTAGTAGTTACTTATATTCCGTTTATACAGATCCGGAATGTATGTTAGATAATTTTATGGATCTGTACGTTTAAGTTATGAAAATATTTTATTTTATAATTGTAAATATAAATCGCAATTAAAATTGTATATAATTTATTTTAATTGCGTCAATTTTATTATTATCGAGTTTTAATAGTATTGGTAGTACTAGCTATGTGTAGTAAAGTTTGAAATACCCGAGACATCGTATGTATAGTAAATGCGTTTGATTGTACTGCATTTCTATTAAAACACAATCACAAATGATAATACTATTAATACAAATGACGAAAGTCAACAAGCGGTTTCTGAAACCGCATCAAATTTTTATTCAAGCGTGAGAAGTAAGACAGTAGTCGAACCTCCCGTTTTATATGATTATAAGCCAAGAATGGATAATTTGCCTTTGCAATTGGAAATGGACTATTCGAGAATATTAAATAAACCATATTTTGTGAGAAACATTAAGTGGGATGTCACTGATGTGATTGACACTCAGTTGTCTTCTATTAATATTCCCGGAGACATACTTATTAATGAATTAGCAAAGATTCCATTTAAGGCGTCAGTTTATTATAGGGCTAAAATAAAAGCCATAGTTCAAACTTCAGGAACACCTATGCATCAAGGTTGCTTAATAGTTTCAGCATTGCCTGCTGGTTTTCCTAATTATACTAATGCTGAATTTATAAGAAATACTTTAATGTGTTGTCCACATACTTTTTTGTTAGCCAATGAAGCTACGCCTGGAACTATAGAGATTCCTTTTTATGTTCAGGGTAAATTAGCTGCAATTGACTTACTTGGCACTACGGTGTCTCCTGCTACTCAATCTGATGATTACGCCAGATTGGTTATGCAAGTGTGGAATCCATTGGGAGTGCCATCGTCAGGTTCTACTACTTTGTCAGTTTCAGTACATTTTATGTTTACTGATTTAGAGTTTTATGTGCCACATGTTGATGTTGAGTGGTCCCCTTTTGAGGGCCAAGGCTTGATTGATTCTTTAAAGTCTTCTGCCACTAGAGCTATAGACGGAATTTTTTCCGTCGGCCGAAGATTTACTTCAGATTTGTACGACACATTGAGGTCTGGAATTAAACAATGGACAGGATTACACAATCCAGAATATGCTCAATTACAATCTAGAACAGCTGTGCAATATAGACAAAATCTTAATTTAGTTGATACCCCTAGCTATTTTGAGAAATTAGATCCTTATGCCACTTTTACACATATAACAAATGATTACACATTTGATACTAACATAGATGAAATGTCTTTAGCTTATATCTTGAAGAAACCACAATTTATTGGTTCATTTAACGTTGCTACTAACGATGTATCAGGCAAGTTATTATGGAGCAGACCTATAACTCCTATACAAGAAGTAAATGAGGGTTTTTATAGAGATTACGCAAACGTTAATCAGTACTCCAACAGCCATACAAATATGATTCAAACTTTAGCTTTATTGTCAAAGTATTGGAAGGGTGGCATGAAGTTACATATACAAGCAGTTATGTCTAATTTTCATTATTGTAGATTGGTTGTTGCTAGAGATTATTCTCCAGATACAAATATGACATCTGCTACTCCTAATTATGCTTCCGTTACAAATTTGCTTACTGAAACTTTAGAATTTTCAGCAGGTGGACAGATTCAATCCATTGAATTGCCTTTTTGCAGTCCTTTAAATCAGTTGCCTTGTTCAAGTGATTTTGTTTTTAATGCGCTTGAGCATGGTATGTATTATATATATTTGTACCAACCTTTGGTTGCGAATGGCACTGTTCCAAAGACAGTCAATTTTAACGTTTATTTATCTTGTGATGATGATTTTGATTTCTTTGGCTATGCAGTTCAGCCTCTTATTTCAGTTGACGGTTATATCGGTAGTCCAATTTCTTTTGATGTAGAAGATAAAGTAGAGGATTATGGTAATCAAATAAGTTCTAAATCTCCTATGAAGTTTTTGGCTCAAGCTGCAGTCACAGTGGATGTTAGTGATCAAAAAGATATTACTAATTCTGGTGAAGTTAATGATGTTGATACTATGTACGATTTAAGGCCTATTAAATCTATAAGAGATTATACTAGGCGCATGCATAAAGTTTTTGCGAGTAAGATCAAGCAAAATGAATTTGTTGCAGCCAATGGTACATTTGAGTTTTCTGTCGCACAGTTGTTAGGGCTTGACCCTACAATAATTTCTTCGACTTCAGATTACGCTCATAACATATCAACTTTATCTTTATTATCTAGGTTGTTTTTAGGATATTCCGGTGGTTTAAAAGTTAAAATTTTAATAAATGGTTCGACCATTTCCGAAGTTTGGTACGTTCCACCATCTTATGCAATAAATAGAACAAAAACGTTCTGGGAAGGTACAGATGCATTACCGCCGAACACTAATTCATCGTATGACGCAGTGTCACAGATGTTTAACTTTCCAGGAAGATTGGCTCCTACAACCGCTTATTCACCTTTTTATTCAGTGCAAACAGTTTCATCAGAAAGGCCAAATTATATTAATAACATGCCAGGCTTTCGTATGAAAGCAGAGCAGGAAGGTGTAGGTATATCTATGGCTACTACTATAACAGAGTTTACAATACCGTACATGTCACCGTATAGATTTGTAGGCGATTATACAAAGTGGGGCTGTACAGATTCACCCAATGTATTGAAGGTTTCTACTCATGAAATGGGTACTATTGTTCTTAAGGTGGCTTCTCCTGTAAATATAACCAACGTTTCAGCTCCTTATTTAGATGATATATCTATTGAATTTTATGCTGCAACAACAGATGAAGG